GATTCTTAATCCTAACTTTATTTTCCGTGTTGAGGATGAGTTCGGTTACTTAAAACAATTCTTGCAGGAAATCCCGGCTAAAAATGACTGGAGCACTTATGGGTCTACAGGTCCCCACATAGATGACTCCAAGATGATTAATCTTGATCCTGGTCAGATTATTCACTTCAGATTACACACTTCTGACCCGACTCACTATCCATACGGTAAATCGGTTGCGGCGGCTGCTAGAGTAACTTACAAGAGTCTTAAGATGATGGAAGATGCAATGCTTATCTATCGTCTTGTGCGTGCTCCTGAGCGTCGTATCTTCTACATCGACACGGGTTCTTTGCCTGCTTCTAAAGCTGAAATGCACATTAAGAAGCAGATGGATAAGTTTAAAAAGCGTAAGAGCTACAACTCCCGAACAGGCAACATTGAGGAGAACTTCAATGCTCTCGCTGCTGACGAGGACTTCTACATTGCTGTAAACGGTAAGGGCACTGGCACTAAGATTGATACCTTACCGGGTGCTGAAAACTTAGGTGAAGTTGATGACGTTAAATACTTTAGAGACAAGCTGTTAGCTGCTCTTAAGATTCCGAAGGATTACATTGTTGAGAAGGATCAGTCTCCTGAAAGGAAAGCTAACCTTTCTCAGCTTGACGTTAAGTTCGCCAGAGTTATCACAAGAATTCAAAAGTCTATTGAGCTTGGTTTAGAGACGATTGCAAAGAGGCACTTAATGCTTAAGGGCTTCCCTAATACGCTGGTGACTAAGCTCAAGATTAAACTTCCCGCTCCTTCTGACATGGCCCTTAAGCGAATGCTTGATACCGATGAGCAGAAGGCTAGAGTAGTGCAGGCAGTGAAGGGTCTTATGATCTTCCCGATGGAAAAGATTTACAAAGACTACTACCAAATGTCTGACAGTGAGATTGAGGAGGCTAAGAAAGGTCTTGAACAAGATCAGAAGGATCCTGTGTTTGGCGCTCAGATGGGCGGCGATCCCATGATGGGTGGTGCTCCTATGCCACCAATGGGTGGAGACATGGGCGCTCCTCCTGGCGCTCCAATGGAATCTGCTGAAAATATCCCACCAACAGCCGCTGAATCTTTAGATTATGAAGCTATGAAATCATTAGCTATTGAGTCTGGATGTGACCACGAACTCATAAAACTTCTTGAAGAGATGGGAAGCAAAGACCATTTTAATAAAAGATCCCCTAAAGACAGGGCTAAATAATTTTGAATAAGTGTATTTATTATGTTAACGAATCTGATTGAAAATCGTGGAAAAGAATTTAGTAACCTTATTAAAATTGGGGATTACTTAGCTAGAACTCTGAGAGAAAACGTAGAACTGTTCTCTGTTGAGGATGGCACAGCAACCTACCTCACTGAGAACGGGTCAGTTATTAAGGGTAAGTATAACTTCAAGCCTACGTTAAAGCTTAGTAAGATTGTAGTTGAAGATGCTGAAGTTATTGAGAATAGAGAAGCTTTTGAAGAGGCGACTGACCGTAAGGTTATGAATGTTCTCTCTAATCTTCTCGAAAACGACTACCAATCCGCTGAAGGTTCGTTTGATCAAATCTTGTCGATGTATGAGACTAAACTCACGTATGACAGGATTAAGGGCAGACTTCAAGAAAAGAAGGAAAGATTTGGAGAATCTACTCAAATTGTTTCATCTGAGCAGTTTCAAAGAGTTTTTGAGATAAAGGATCAACTGGTCTCCTTCCTTAAGGAAAGCAATGTTTTAAACTCTGTTGGTATGAAGACGGGTATGAAACTCATTAGCCTTGTTGCTAATAGCTTTGATCTCCCCATGAGAACTTTAGAAGATATTCAAGAGGCTAAGGAGATAGAGGTTACTTTTGTTGGTAAAACAAACCTGTATGAGCACCTTTGCAGGAAAGAACTTATTCAAAAAGAACTGTTAGAAGCCAAGCAAAGTTTTGATAACCTTTGGGCTAGTAATAACAATGTCCAAGACCTTGCATCTATGATTTTTGAGAGTGATGTCGAATCTGTCAGACATCAACTTGCTCAGACAATTTCCGATGCTCCCTATCTCGCTCTTGCTACAAAGAAGCAGATCACCAGCCTTCTTGGTAACTCCCTCTCTATCAATGAGATTAAGACAACTCAAAGGGACCTTAACAAGTTCGCGGGCCTTGTCTTTGAAATGAAGAAGCCTCTTAAGAAGTATGTTCTTGACGTTCTTAATGAGAAATATGGTATTGATGTGAGAAAACTGGATGAAGTTCCTACATTTAAGACGTTAGCCTTAACCGAGTCTGAGATAGTTAGACAGCTTGCTAATCACGCTCCTAAGGGTTCTATTATTAGTAAAACCTTAATGGAGCTTTCTAATACTCTTAAAACTAAGAACGGCGCGGAGTCTATTGATCTTGCCATGTTCTTAGAGGACTTGTTTGATGCTGCGGGTCATGGGGACACGCTTAACGAAGCGAGTCTGATGGATTACATGGACTTTACAAAGGTTGCTGATGACCTTGGTAAGATTGGGCAGGTTCTCAAAATGCTTGTCCCTGCCGTTCAGACTGCTGCTGATCAAGTACAAGATCACGGTCAAGACATGGGCGGCATGGGCGCTGATGAAGAAATGCCACAGGACGGTGAAGAGAGCGAAGATCCTTTAGGCTCCCCTGACCCTATGGATAGTGGCTCAGAAACTCCAATGCCCGATGCCAATACTGATGCTGAAGATGCTGCTGAAGAAGTAAAGGCTGAAGTAGCTGACGAAGAGGGCGAAGAGGAGATGCCTGAGGAAGGCGAAGAGGAAATGCCTGAAGAGGGCGAAGAGGAGATGCCTGAGGAAGGCGAAGAGGAAATGCCTGAGGAAGGCGAAGAGGAAATGCCTGAGGAAGGCGAAGAGGAGCCCGAAGAGATGGAGCAGGATGATTTGACTAGCTTACTCTCCAAGCTAGAAGACCTCCTTTCTGATATTAAGCCTGATGAAGAAGAAGGCGAGGAAGAAGATGAGGAGGACTATGATGAAGAAGAGGAAGAGGAAGAGGAAGAAGACCCCGAGCAGTATAAAACATAAGGAATAGTTTATGGCTTTTAATAAGATACCGCTTGCCCTGAAATTTAATGATACGACGGGCAATGCAGAGGGGTTGCAGGAGTTCACTCTTAACTTGAGCGATACAGGTGATGTTTGTACGGGAACATCACCTGTTCAGGGAGATTCTTTAGTATACAATGGGGGTGAATGGTGCCCCTCTACTCTTCCTGCCCCTGGTGAGTTCACTGGTAACCTTAGTGATGTTGGTGGAGTATGCACTGCTACCCCAGAGTTTGGTCAGGTATTAACTTTTAGTGCTACTGCTGGTGGCGGTGTGTGGTGTGCATCTACCGTTCAGACAGGCGGTGGAGGTGGGAGCTTGCCTAATGCTACGTCCACAGGCGATATACTTTTAGCTGATGGTGCTGGTTTTGTTTATAGTGCAAGTGCTCCTTCTGATGCAGGGTTTGTTACTGTAGATCATGCTCAACCTCTCATAACCTTTTCAGAAGAAGGGGAGATAATTACATATAATGGATCTGAACTAGAAGCAACATTCCCAGACTCCATATTTATCAGGATAAAAAACAATGATACTGTTGCCCTTAGCAATGGTGACCCCGTATATGTCACCACCAGCGGCGGCTCTGCTAATACATTATTAGTAGCAAGAGCAGATGCTTCAGACCCAGATAAAATGCCTGCTGTTGGGGTAGTTGCCGCTAATGGTTCTATTGATATTGGTGGTACAGGCAGGATTGTGTCCTTTGGAAAAGCTGATATAAACGCTACTGGTATGATCCCAGGTGATATTGTTTATGTTGCAGTGGGGGGTGGACTTGGTAATGCGCCACCTACAGGAGCAACTCATCTAATTCAAAACATAGGTGTCTTATCGGTGAGTGGGGCCAATGGTAAGATGAAGGTTACAGGTGTTGGTAGATCCAATGCTGTTCCTAATACAATTACTGTAGGGACTGGAGACTCTAAAACCACCATTCATGTTGATGGAACGTCTCTCGGTAATACAGAACCTAACTCTGTAGTTATAACTGATAGCTCTACCTCTGGTTATGCATCTGGCTTATCAGGTGTTTCAGGTGAATTAGTGTATTTTGAGGGAAGCCCTGCACGCCCAGGAACCCAATCAATAAATCAAGTATTAACAAATGCTGGTGAGAGAGTTGAAGATCACGATATCGAGGATTTAAGTAATGTGATAGCCACCGAGGTCGTCGGTGGCGAGGTTCTAACGTATAATGGAACTAAGTGGCAGGGACAGCGTGTAGCTGAATCCGATGGCTTTCTTTCTCAAAATGGAGTCCCAAACACTTTCCATACTTCTGGTGGAGATCCTTTAGTTAGGCTTGATGCGAGTTCAGCCAGTGCCTCGTTAACTGAAGCTTACACGTTCACTATCCCTTCAGGAACCTTAGGAGATTATAAGGACGTTGAAATTGACTACTACGGTCGTCATCTCAATAATGCCGGAACTGGTGGTGACCTTAGAATGGCTTTTACCATGGGTGGTGTTGGTATATTTAACTCTCAAACCTCCCAGGGTACGGGAACGAACCCAATGAGGTATCACTTAAATATAAAATTAGCATCTATGACTGGCAATAAGTATCACGTATTCCTAACGTTTACACAAGGATCACAGGGCTTTTCTACATCCGGTCAGGGAAACCTTGGATCTATGCATAGGGAAGGTGTGATGCATTCAGAAGCCACGTTGACCAGCACTGTTGCTAATGATATACTTTTTGAAATAAGACATCAAAACTTCGCTACGGTCACTGAGAAATACTTTACTATTGACTCAGTGAGGGCAAAGGTCTTACCTAATGCACCAGAGTCAGAGTAACCTAACCTAGCAGCATATCACCGCGCTTAAGAGAGTTGAACAGTCGAGTGTAAAACAACTCACGTAATGAGTCTAACTCTCTCATAACGCTGTTTAGGTTACGCAGGGTTGACTCGGAGATTTTCTTACCTTCTTTGATCCCCTTTAGGACATCTATACAACCGTCGATCATGTTTTGCTGATCTTTCGTAATCTTGTTGATCGTATCAACCTGTGCTTCCTTGCTTAATATCTCAGAATCGGACATTGTTTACCTCAAACTTTAATCTCTTGTAGTGGTTTATTCTATTCTTGGAATGCTGCTCTAAGTAGGGTATCCTGTCGTAGAAGTCGTAAAAATACATAGTGTCCTTACCTTCGGCTTTACGAATACCTCGACCTAAGCCTTGTAGGGTAGGAACTTCACCAGATAATCCTCTAGCATTAACCATGTGTGTAATCTCGTCAATACTAATACCAGTTTGCATAACTGTAGTCCCTACAATAGTAGCAGGCTTATCATCATCCACGAATCTTTTTATCACATCGTATCTAGATTCGATATCGTCCTTACCCTCGATTGTGTAACAATTATCTATACGCTCTTGTAGGTTTTCTACATGTTGCAAGTTCTTTACAAGTATTAGAATCTTAGCTTTAGGGTTAGATTGATACACTCTCGATACAACTGTCTTAATCTTGTCGTTGCGTCTATCACAGTTTACAATATACTCATCGTAAACTTCAAGGTATGAAAGATCTTCGTTGACAGATGATACGGGAGTATTATCTATAACCTGGATAACAGGCTTTGCCAAAGCTCCGTCTTTGATTAGATCTTCTGCTGTCCTTGTTGTATACACAGCCCCGAAAGCGCCCTCTAAGACCATCCTAGCGTTGATATCCTTTGCTACCTCCCTGGGAGGTGTAGCGGTAAAAGCAAGCCTGTAGGAGGCGTTAGGGAAGCTCTCAACGGCTGCTATGGTGGTCTCACCCTTACAGAATTGGTGGGCTTCATCAACCATAAGCAAATCAGCTTGCAGGTGTGTGTCAGTTATACGCTCAATACTTTGAACTGTGGATAACATGATCTTACCTGGGACATACCCTTCTCCTGAGTTGTAGCCAAGATCTCTGATACCACATGCTTTGAAGAACTCGTAAGTCTGGTTGAGAATGCCTTTCTCTCGGAAAAGAACAACTGCTGTGATATCTTTCCCATGCTGTAGGGCCGCAATACATCCAGCCATAATAAGGGTTTTACCAGATCCGGTAGGGCTGTCTACAATAGCACGCTTTCTTTTTAGACATTGGTAAATAGCTTTTTCCTGGTATTCGCGGTATTCAAACTTACCTACTGCTGGGATAAAGTGCTCTTCTTGTTCCGGCCTGTCTTCCCATTCAATGTCTTTAGCACCGATCTCTTCTAAATCTTTTAGTATGCGTCTTAAGATACCAGTCCTGAACTTACCATTAGATGTGAAGTATCTCTTTTTGCCATCCCATCTTCTATTCTTGTAAGCAGACGAATACTGGTAACCCGGCACGGGAAATGAGTATTTATCTTTCAAGGCTGCTATTATCTTAGGATTATCTGTTTCTAACGTAGACGTTAAGTTACCTACAGTTATCTTCATATACTATAATAGTAGATGTGAAGACAGAGGTTTTATATGAGTGATATTAAGAAAATTCAAGAAAAAGCAACGCCGAGCAGAGAGTCTGATTTAGAAGCGTTGTTTGGGGACTATAACGATGAGCCTATAACTATTGTTGACATTCCTTCAAAGGGTAAGTTTTACAAAGGATTCCAGGGGGTAACAATAAGCCCTTTAACGTTCTTAGATGAGCAGAGTATTCTCGGATCTAAGGGCTCCAAGGGGGATATTGTTTCTAATCTTTTAGAAAAGACTATCAAGGGTGTAAAGGTGGAAGAACTTCTTTCTATGGACAAGATGTTTCTTCTCATGAAAGTTAGAGAAGTTTCCTATGGAGATTTATACGACTTTACTATTACTTGCCCCAACTGCGATACCCAAATAAAAACAAGTTTAGCCTTATCTGAGCACTTAAACATGAATCAAGTATCCGATGACCTTGAAGATCCTAGAGAAATTATGCTCCCTAAGTTAAAGGTTAAAGTTCATGTTAGATTCCCTAGAAGCAGAGAAGAATACTTTTTAAATAGTTCTGAAGAGTTGTTCAAGAACATCTACAGGTTTGTGGAATCTATTGACGGTAACGAAGACCCTATTTTTATATCCAAAGCCATTAAAAGAATGCACATTATGGATATCAAAAAGATCATAGCGGAGATCAACAAATCGGAATATGGCATTGATCCCAGATTCATATTTGATTGTCCCGAATGTCAACACTCTGAAACATTAGCAATCCCACTTGATGTCACTTTTTTTTCAGTGAGCTAACTGACAGTTTATCTCAAGAGGATCTTCTTTATCAAGCGTATATATTAATAAACAAGGTAGGCTTATCTTACTCTGATGTGAAAATAATGAATCAGAAAGAAAGGTCAATGTTTATTAAGTTCTATACTGAAGAGCTAAAGAAGCTGGAGAGTTAGCATGAAAATCAACGATAATCAAGTCACTACGAGACATGAAAGGCCCACTGTACAAGGTCCGACTGCCCTTGTGTTATACTTTATAAATGACGGGCAATACTACGATCCTGAGTCCATTAGCGGAGTCTCTATCTTTGCGGATAAAGATAATCAGTCCCCTAGTTCAGTAATAGGCTCAAACAATGAGATTAAAGGGAGTGTAACAGGTAGTATCCTGATGCACTTCTCTAACGAAAACTCTGACACTACCAGCACTGACTTTGACCCTAATGGTTATACTGGGGGGTCTACATCCAGCATATACAAGCTATCTCAAGGTAAGTATGCAGTAGTATTAGATAACGCTACTGAAGCGGGTGAGTTTACTTTCTCAGGCCAGAATACCATAATACCCAATACTCTAGATAAGACGGGTAGTTACATTGACGTATGGACTGTCCTAAGAGCAGCAAACTCTAAGTTAGACACTATTATCAATGAGTTTACTCTCACTGAGGATAGGTTCTTTGCTGTTACAGAGCCACTGCTCTTCCGCGTCGCTACTAGGTTAGAGAATAATCACATCGTCTTAGGCTCTAAAGTGGATCTTAAGTTCACTAACGAGTTCACTTTAGAGAATGCTAACATTGACCGCAGCATTGTAAACCTGTTTAAGCAATCGCTAGTTACTGATCCAATGCTTGAGATTTACAAAAAGAATCAGGACCGCAACCTTGAGGCTAGGGTAACAGTCTCTGGCTATACTGAGACATCTGGCCTGATGGATACTACCTCAGAAAATACTGTAATCTTTACCTTTGATACCGAAGAACTCAAGACTCACCCTCGTATGCTTGATGGTAAGCTAGGTTCACAAACAGGAACTTATGTTGCTAAACTTAAGTTCACAGCTTTGAATCAGACCATTGTATCAAATGATATGGCCTTTATCATACGCTAGATACATTAGGTGAAGTGCATCTAGCTTTCCAATCTTCTCAGCCTCCGCTCTTAGGAAGTCTGACCCTTTCTTAACGAGCATCTCATTCCAATCCTTGTAGGGAGCGGGGGGTACAACGGAGAACAAGTCATCCCTGCGAATCCAGTGAGCAAGGTCCATAAACTTTCTGCGACCTTTCGTCCCTGCTTCATCATTGTCGAAAGCACAAACAAGCGGACCTGTATACTGGCTGAGTTGCAGTATCTGCTCACGGCTTGTAAAGCAGCTTAGAGTCGTCGTTGCATTCAACCCTACCGCCTGGAGGCTAAGGCAGTCAAAGACGCCCTCAGTGACGTACAGGGGCTCCTGAGAGGCATAATCGAAGGGGTATAGGACCTGGGAACTCTTGAGGTTTTTACAGTTCAGGTATTTAGGCTTTTCGTCCCCCTGTGCTCTGCCTTGGAAGTAGAACAACTTTCCATTGCGATTGATGAACGGGATAATCAACCTTCCCTTGTATTTGCCGTTTGTGGCTAGGAAGAACTTAAACTGGTTGAGTCCACGCCCCACAATAAAGGGGTGATCATCAACGACCTTGAAGTTATCGGCTTCATCCAGGTCAGAATCAATTTCGTTAGGGTCGAACTCCTCAAGGGGTCTACTCCCTTTGTATCCAGACATGAAGTCTTCGAATACAAACTTTTCGTAGGCTTCCCGATAGCTGCACTTTTCAAGAATCGCATATAGCTTAAGAAAGTTACCAACTTCACCAGTCTTAAAGCACC